AATAAATCTTGATGCTCTATAAGGTCTAGCTTATTCCAATCTTTAATGTCTTCTATGAATATAAGATCTTCAGGTATTCTCTTGTTTATTTCTTCATTAAAGAAAGATTCATTGGCTACAGTTTTAGATGCGAACCAAATTTTCTTATAGTCAATGGCTGCTTGCAGATTTTCGTTACCTCTTCGAATAAATGTAGTTGTGAATACCTGAGTTACTGCTATTTGCCTATTCTCAAGATTATATTGACTCTTAGCCTTCTGAACCATCTTCGTATATTCAATACCCTCAAGATCAGAATCGAAGTCAATAAACTTTATCTTCTCAGATTCCGAGTTTACATACTGAGATTCATTATAAGTGTTGAAGAAAATATCAGCACCAGCATTATCGCAAATGATATAAACAATATTAAAGCTAGTCATTAAGTAATGAAAATATTTAATATGACTATTTAAGCTTCCAAGACCTGCGTATGCATGAACAAGAACATCATTCTTATTTTCTCGGTCTATTTCTAAAATTGCCATTGCAAAATAGTCAGCATTTGGACTGTCGCTCATGTTAGGGTCCATTGCTAAGATATATTGCTTGCCAGAATCTCCTCTGATTTGAGAATGTGGCCTTTCTTCAAACTTAAGAGTGCATTCTTCCATCTTCTTCATGCTGAAGTAAGAATCGCTACCGTCAGTAAACTGAGCGCAGTATTCTCTCAAGAAAGAAGCATGAGAAGAGCCACCGTTTTGAGCTTCTTCTGTAATAGAAGAGTCAATCATCTCTGGCGGCAAAGCTTCATAACTTAATTGTGATACAAAGTAAGTTGCACTTGTTGGTTCTTTGGAATAAATGTTGTCGCACCATTCTTTATAAGTTTTATAAAGGTTTTCAAAAGTATAAGAAGCAGAGGAAAGAGCAATCATCTTGGAAGTATTCTTAAATTCCATGCGATCAGCTTCTGTCATTGCGCCTTGGCGAATTAATTCATCTTCTTGTTCACGAATACTAATACGTTCTTTAATGTCTTGAGGAACAATCAAGAATGGCATCAATACGTTTTTAATAATATCTTCTGGCAATAATAAAAACTCGTCTAGTACAAGAACATTAGCACGGAAACCACGAATCTTTTCACCGCTTAGAGGAATAGCTTTGATAGAGCCTTCGTTTATTGACCAATCATATTCGTCATTGCGTTTTGATTTTGCGCCGAACGCTTGCATCAATAAATCTGCGCCTTTAGACTCAGTAATCTTTTCTATTGAATTAAAAATACTTCTTGCTGTTCTGAATGTAGGACCAGCAATTAGGATTTTGCTCTTAGGCTCAAAGATGCATTGCAAAAAACAGAATACCGCAGCAGAGAAAGACTTGGAAGCACCACGACCCCATACGTTCATGCAGAAATTGCGATTCAACATTCCTTTGATTACGATCTCTTGATAAGGCCATAATTTTATACCAGAAATTAGCTCTGTAGTTATGCCTATATTTGAACGCAAAAATTTAGCCAAAGTTATTTTGGCTTCTTTATCTTCAAGAGTATCTTTTAGTTTAGAATATTCGTCATTTAAGTTAGGAATTATTCTATTGTACTTTTCTGGGGTATACCACATATTATAACATCTTTAGATCGTAGCAAAGTTGTAGATCGTATTTAAAAAAGTTCTCATCAGTTGAGAACATCTTCTCAATAATCCTAACAGATTCCTTACGCCCCTTTGCAAACAAGAATTGAACGTGTGGATATTTTTGTATTAGCTCTCTAACGTTATGAAAAATAAATTCTGGATTTACCTTCGTTGCTTTCTTATACACATGAGGTAAATAGTTAAATGAGAGTGTATTGCTCAAGCTTTCTTCAACAATAATAACCATGTTAGCTTTTGCTTCGCTGGCTTTTTCAATCTCTCGACAGAATCTTTCGTACCCAGCACTCAAAGTTCCTATAAAATCAGAGATAGACTTTCTCTCAAAGTAAAGTTTGCCATCATAACTTGGATGACTAAATCCATAATCACCAAATTTAAGAGTGCGAACTTCAGAAGCCATGTTAAATATAAATGGTTTCTGTTCGCGGGTATCAATATAAATTATTGAGTCCTTAGTTTGTAGCTTGGGAAGGTTTTCCAAGCTCTTTGGATATACATATTTATTTTTAAATCCAATTTCTTCAGCAAGCTTATAGTAGTCGCCAAAAATTTCTTGCAAATAAATAACACTTGGACTTAGAACGCTCCTTAACTCAACTTGAGAAGGAGTATATTCTAGATTTTTCTTTTCTTTGCGTTTAACTAAAAAGTTTCTACAGTACTCTTGCTGTTTCTCTAAGGACTGAGCTTTGAGCCAGTTTTTAAGATTGTTTTTATTGTTAAAATCAGTAGAGAAATACTGTTCTTTATTTTTGTAATTGATAATAGAATTATCGAAGAGATCATAGCGAGGCAATTGCTGTTGATAATATTCAATTACTCTTATTTTATGAGCTTTAAGATGTCGATTAAAGTCTACATCAGTTTCATAAACTTTTTGACATATTTTACAGGTCTCAGCCATTTAACACCTCATCTTCTGAAATTCCCAAGATGCGACATTTGATTTCATCCATTGTAGAAAGCCTGTCGATCTCATTTTTAACCATTGCTTTTCTTCTTTCAGCAAGTTTCAATAGTTGAGCGCGGGACTCTTCTTCTTTCCACATCTGAACAAGATTAAGAATACTGGCATTTTCTTTTATTTGCTTGCTAAGGCGATCACTGCGCTTTACTTTGAGGTCATTGAGAAGCTTTTGTTGGCGAATAGTAGATTGATTATACTCATCTCTTGCTCCGCTAATTGCTTCAATGAGACCCATTGGAATTTTGCCGCCGCCGTCTACCTCTACATCAATCTGATCTTGTAAAGTTTGAATTGTCTCTTGAATATTAGCCGAGATTACTACTTCAGTAGCCAACACAATGTATTGGTCTACTTCTTCTTGAGTGAGATCTGGTTTGTCAAACGTATAACGTACAAATGAGCTTTCAAATAATTCACGATCAATGTTAGAAGTATAACTATTTATCTGATGCAAGAAACGATAAGTGTGCATGTAGCCAATGATAGCATTAATAGCAGCTTTCTGGCGTGAAGTTACTTTGTCTTTATCAATACCTTCGTGAACATATTTATTTATGCGAAACAACATCCGCTCAAATGTCTTTGGCGGCATATATTCAGAGTTAGCAAGAGTCTCTACTTCTCTTTGAGATACTGGACCTGCTTGAATTACTTTCTGATCAAGAGTTTTAATGAAATCAATAACTGTACGAGTCTCTTGACTGAGACTAGTAAGATTTTGGTTATTAAAAATACTCTTAGTGATCTCAAGTGCGCCCATTGAACCGGCATTATTAGCAATAAATTCTCTCTGGTCTGGAGATAGTTCAATTTTATCTTTCGCTAAGTATTCGTAGGATGCTCTTGCTTTAATTTGTCTTGTTGACAAGAACTCTTTGACCTTTTTACCGTGCCAACTTCTACCGTCTGCGCCATCAACGTTAGGAAAAGCAAGCCTGACAAGTTCAAGCAAAGAAGGAGGATTAGTAGGACGATTGTTCCACTCATTTAAAATTGCCAATCTTTGTTGATCATTAAGTTCTTGAGGCTGGTTTCCATTTTCAGACATAAATTTCTACTTCTCCATTTACAATGCACTTCTTAGCTTTGACAATAATAGAACGCTTAAGGTTCTTTATCTGCTTGTAACCGGGGGAACGATTTTTTTCAGTAGTCTTAAATCCTAATACTTTAGCTACTTCTTCTTCTTTTTGATTTCTTAGACAAAGCATTTCATACACAACCCACTCTGCTGGCTTTAATACTTTCTTTAGTGCTGACGATAAGCTTTGTGTGCTTCTCAAGAGATCAAAGCCTTCGTTTGTCATGTCATGAACTTCTTTAATGTGATTTTCAAGAGGAAGAGTTACTTTTGTATTGAAAGCGTCTTTTTTATTATTCTCCCAATGAGCATACAAGGGGCACTTCTTGCATTGCTCACCATATATTGAACAAGAATCATCCCATTCTGCCGCCGCACACTTCAAACAAGGTCTAGCATAATTGCCATAGTTGTTTCTTATGATGTTTTTTATTTGATTAGAAATGATAATGTTTAACCAAGGGGCAAGAGGTTTCTTTGGATCATATAAAGTCCACTTTTTGTAAATATGAATCCTTAATATCTGCTCAACGTCCTCGAAATCAATCCAAGACAATGCAGCAAGGTTCCACTTGTTCTTGCGTTTGCGAATTTCTTCGTCTATTATAGCAATGTTCTTTTCAAATGATTCTTTTTGGACTTTATGAGCCATTTTATTTTTGTCTTAATGTACCGGCTTCTTGCTTAATCATTTTTAATATCTCTTTTTCAGAGAAGCCTTGTGGTTTTCTATCTATTGAACGGGAAAGATTATCAGGAAGTGAAGCGGCGATTTTAGAAAGAGATTCTTTTCTTGGTGAATCAAATTCAATATCGACATCTAGTCCGCCCCTTAATTCAGGAATGGGAGTTGACTCTTGGTCGTCTTCACCTTCATCATCATCTTCTTCATCATACTCTTCTTGAGCGCGAACTTTGTTTTCTCTTGCCTTTTTATCTTGTGGCTTTTCTACGATAACACCATAGAATGCTGTACCACAGGCAGAGCAGAACTTTGGTTTCGCTTGCGTGTATAAATTAGGATTTCCACATTGAGAGCAGTAAATTTTTTGCATAATTCATTAATTTATTATAGGTTAATAACAGTAAAAAGTAAGTGTAATTGTAATAGAATGAAGTATTCGTTTAAAAATTACGAAAAAGTTGAGTATTTCATCAATTGGGTTAAACCTCCTAAAGGGTGCTATGGCATATGCGACTCTCCAGAGATGGAAAACCCAAAGATTAAAATTGACCCAACTCTAACCAAACAAAAGACAGTCAACATTCTAATACATGAAGTATTACACGCATTCTTCTGGCAAGAATCTGAATCAAAAGTAACTAAATGCGCTAATACTTTATCAAGACTCATCCACCAAAGGATGAAACAAAAGTTTAATGAATAATTGATTTGTATTTAGTGATCTTATCAACGATAAAGCGAGTAATACCACTTCTCATAATATCTTCTTGCCCAAGTTTAAAGTATTGAATGCCATTGTCTCGACTATCTTGGTCTTGGAAGATATCGCAGAACTCTTTGAACCCAGACTTCTTGCCTAAGTCATTTTGCATAATAGTATCACCACAAATAAATAGCTTACTAAATTTACCCATTCGGGTTGCCGCCGTTACAAGAGAATCAAACATCATGTTCTGACCCTCATCCAAAATAACGGAATTAACATTGAAAGTATAACCGCGAAGCAGAG